GAAAATGACTAAAACTAAAAAAGTAACAGGTAATAGAAAAAAATTAGACATGGACAAAGATGGTAAACTTACTAAGAAAGACTTTGCTATGTTAAGAAATAAAAAGAAAAAATAATGAGAAAAGGACTATACGCAAACATCCATGCTAAAAGAAAGCGTGGGGGTAAAATGAAAAAGAAAGGTGCTAAAGGTGCACCCACTGCTGCAAACTTTAAAAGAGCAGCTATGACAGCAAGGAAAAAATAATGGCAAAGACACCAGCATGGCAACGTAAAGAAGGCAAAAACCCCTCTGGTGGCTTAAATGCTAAAGGGCGTGCATCATACAACCGAGCAACAGGGGGAAACTTAAAAGCCCCTAGTAAAAAAGTTGGTAATAAAAGAAGGGCCAGCTTCTGTGCGAGGATGAAAGGTATGAAGAAAAAACTAACTTCTGCTAAAACTGCTAATGATCCAAATTCTAGAATTAATAAAGCACTTAGGGCTTGGAATTGCTAGCCTAATAATATGCAATATAACTATGGCTGATATTAAAAATACAAAAGACTTTATAAAAGCAATAGAAGAGGTACGTTCAGAGTATCCAGAGGATGCTCTTGAGAAAAAAATACCTACATCTTTTATTGCAACTGTAGCTGCTACAGAAACTGGTAACTTTGAATTTAAAAATGCACCAACTGCAATGAAAGGTAATAATTATTTTGGCATGAAACCAATAGGTGATCAAAAATTTGTAACAACAACTGGCGGTGTTAACATAGCAAGTTTTGATGATCCTAAAGCTAGTGTAAGAGCATTTATAAATTTAATTACTACTGATGACAGGTACAAAAGTGTTAGGGAATCTACAGACAAAATACAAAATATGTTTGAGGGTATGAGTCCTTATGCAGAGAATCCTGATTATACTAATTTACTTACAAATGTATATAATGATAGAATTAAACCAGTAATAGAAACAGAAAATATGTTGGTTCCAAAAAGAAAACCTATGAATCAACAAATGGATTACTTACAATAAATAAAAAAGGGGAGCCGTATAGACCCCCCTTTACAGGCAACAACAAGGCATGCAGAGTGTTTACTCTGGATGCCTTTTTTTTTGGTCTGATTGATACAGAGATCTATCACCCCATCTACTTCTCCAAAGATAACTATTAAATCTTGATACATACCTTTCAAGTAATTCCATAATTATATTATGCCAGAATAACTTTCTAAACTTTTTGTATAAGTTGTTTGATATCATCTTGTAGTTTTCTCCCAACAGCATTAGCATGATTAATTACAGCGGCACATAGATTACCATGATATGGATAACCTTTTAATGCTTCTCTAACTTTACCTACAGGTTTACCTCCATAGTCAATTACAATAGCATTATCTTTGTTTAGACCAATTTTTAATTCAAATAATATACCAGTATACTTATCTAAATTATTTTTTTCCATTATCTTTCTCCCCAATTTTAGGGTCATAAGGCATTAATGTAGCTAAACTATTCATAATAGTTACAACTTCAGCATACGGCCTAGTCATTAAGTACTTCATAATATCTTTTAATTTTTCAGAATCAATAAGATACTGTCTTGCTTGTGATTGTTTGTCCATTTGTCCTCCTATTAAAATGGTATATCATCATCTGTAGGATAATGTTTATGTAGTGTTTCTAGTTTTTCTTCTGCATTAGTTACTATCTCTAATTGTTTATCAATCTCATGTACAAACTGGGGGTGTTCACCTATACCTACAGACTTATCCATGTATACTGATATAGTTGCTTTAGCCACAGCTATGTCAGCTTCGTATTTTTTTTGTAGTGCTTCTATAAACATATCTCCCATTATTCCCTCCCCTTAAATTGATAGTATTTATTTTCTACTAACTCCTCATCATCAAGATAAGGATTAGATTTTGCAAGAGTAGATTCTCTAGCATCTCTTATAGTTTGATTTAAGGTTCTACCTTGTTTTAAACAACCTGCAACAAAGTCTTCTACTTCTAGTACTGCCTGTTTAACTTGCCCCATTACTGACCTCCTTTATTAGTCTATTTAAATACCAGTGTGCCTTCTGTAAATCCTCTAAAGGTTCTCCTTTAAATTTATAACGAGAAACATACTTTAGTATATTGCCTTTTAAGTATCCATGAAACTCATCATTAGTCATACAATCAGTTATAACATCTATAGTTTCTTTTCTACCATGTAGATAGTGTGCAGGTGCATTAACACTATCATATGTTATTTCATTTTCATATGACATATCATGACCATGATCTATTCTCTTTTCGTATACTCTTTTATTTTTTACCATACTCTCTCCTTATAGTTTTAATGTCAATTGTTTCTATATTATAATTACCATCTTTAACTTCTCGTTTAAGTATAAGACCACTCCACCACATATGCTGAGTATCTCTAGCAAAATGTTCTGGATGACTTAAATAACATCCTGCAGATAAACCATGTATCTTACTGCCATTTGGTAATGTAGATATAGCATAATCTAACAAATGACTATGGCCTACTGTAGCAGAAACTTTGTGTTTTGTCAAGAGAGTTCTACCAATATTTTCTCCAGAGATAGCTGATCCCATAATACCAGATGGAAAATGATGTGCATAATGTATACCATCTACAACTTTCATACTTCTATAGGGTACTTCTTGCCAACCATACTTTTTAAAGTGCAGATCAGATATTTTCATAGTGCCATCTAACTCTGGATTCTCATCTACAAATCTATCAATACGATCTTCATGATTACCATGTAACATAATCTTTTTAGGTTTGTGTTTACCTAACCCTTTATTAAATAAAGATAATGCTTCATGTGAATGGTCCATATCTTTTTGATATCTTCTACCTTCAAATGATTTCTTTGCTCTGTCATAACTAGATAAAGAATCCATACTGCAAAAATCACCCATGCATATTACATGTGTAACTTTAAAATCTGCAGCTAACTTACCTGCCCATAAGAATCTATCATTGCTTGCTTTGGGTGTGCAATGAGGGTCACCCATAACTAAGTGCGTTGCCATTAGTTTAACTCCTTGTCTCGTTTCATTTTTAAGTACTCAAGAAAGTCAATCACATTAGATTCATCATCAAATTCTGCAACAGAACTAATAGACATATCCTTTCCTGTTTTATTTTTATCATCAGCAAATCCTCTAAGTCCCCATAGAAACGTTGAATGAGGGTCAGTAGTTGCCATTTTTATCATACCCCTAGCTATTGTAGAGCACAATTCGTATTGTTCTGTGGACATTTTAGATTTACTATCCATAATTATACCACAAGTAAAACCTTTCTGCCAAGGGCTTACTATTATCTTGACAGAGTTTATTACATCAAACTTTTCATTTTTTTTCATTCCAATACCTATCGTAGTTATCACTATTATAATCTAATACTTTATGTTCAAAGCCTCTCTTCATACTTTTTCTACCAAAATCATCTGCATCTTTTTCTTTATCAAAGATATTATTAGTAAATAGTTTATAGTCATTATCTTTTTTATTTTTAAAAACTATAAAATATAAATGCATATTATATACATTCAAAGAGTCAATGGTGAACAGACCCCTCAAACTATCCACCATTAAACTCTTCGATTTCCTCCTTAGGATTTGTAACAGAAGTGTACCAAACCCATTTAGGATTCTTACCTTTAGATTGCTGTTGTGGTAACAACTGCAATTTATCACTTCCCCAACAAGGAAGTTTGTATGGGCAGTATGAACATACAAAGCCCAAAACTCTATTACCAGTAGGTTTACTTCTAAAAGTTTCTGGTATATCACTGAAACATTTTTTAAAAGGTTTACCTTCTTTAATTGATTTAAAATTTTCTTTAGCTGTATCTAATGCTTTCTTTTTATATTCGCTATGTTCTTGTGGAGTTTCACAAACTGTCCACTCACCTGTTGATTTATTAATTGCTATCCAACCACCAAAGTTTTTTTTCTGGCTCTCTCCATATAGAAATCCCTGTGATGCATAACCAAAGGAGTCTTCTTTGACAACTTCAGTAAAACCTCCTGCCTCACCAAACTTTTTTTCAAAGGAATAAGGTGACGCACTCTTAATATCCCATATTTTCTCATCGATCTCAACATCTTGTCTACCCTCAATTGAGTCTCCATTAAACTTGTATGTAACTTTTTTCTGCTCATTTTTAACATTTACTCCTGCTGATTTCATTACAAAGATAGCCAGTGCTTCAATCAAATCTCCAAAAGTATTTCTCATTTTATTACTGTAAGGTTGTCCTTCACCTTTAATACCTTTAGCTTCCATTTGTAATTGACATAATGGTCTACCTGCATTTGACATTCTTATCTCAAACTTAGATCTTCTATCTTCTTGAAACTGTTTTAGTAAGGCGTTTTTACACGCCTCACCAAACTCCTCAACAAGTTTACCATCTAGATTAGATGGATTTTTAGAAACTAAATCTAAGTATTGCTGTACTTTTAAAAGTATAGTATTCATTAAGAAGCTAATACTTTTTCTGGTGCATCATCTATATCGTTTACAATCTCTGCATCTATCTTGTCAGATACAGTAGATTGTTTTGTCTTTGCACTATTGTAAGCATCAACAACTTCAGCATTTTCAATATCAATTGATTCTTGAAATGCTTTTAATGTTTCCATATCATTTTCAGATAATTGCAAATTAGAATCTGCATTTACTCCTATCTCTGGTACATAGAA